TCATCGGGGTCAAGAGATTTTTCCACCAAAATGGTAAAATTTTCATTAATCGTTTTGTATAAAACGGCACCCAAGGCGATATTGAATGGTTCTGTGGTGTCTTTTACTTGTTCTTGAGACAGCAATTCGTTAGATCCAAATTTACTATAACCCGCAGCGGCTATATGTCCCACTATCTTATGCTTGTCGTGTTCGATATTAGTGGGCTTGTGGATAAAATTATTTGTATATTCTACAGCTGTTGCTGCGTTCATCCCATCTCCATTTTTATTGAACTTGTTTACGACGGCGGCATTAAATGCCACCCCCAACAAGTCTAGATTGCTCTCATAATCAATATCAGTGGGGACAAGGGGCGCTAAAGTTTCTAGGGATGCCTTAGAAATTAATGAGGATTCATTAATCTCACACGCCAAGAGCGGAGACTCAAAAGTGGTGGTATACTTATAGTTCATTACTTTTTGTCGTTCCAGTTGTTTCATGGCTATGATATAAGATTGCTGCTGGATAAACCTCTAAAGAATGTACTGCTGAAATGTCCAAAACCCCTTTAGAAGGCTGAAGGCTCTCTATTTTGTTAAAATCTTTTACACACGATTCTAGGGTTTCTCCCCAATATTCTTTGCTCTGAGAGCACACGATGGACTCACATAAACTATTCACCATCTCCTCTTGAGACTCACTAAGTTTTTCAGCCTTCAGCTTTTTAAGCATTTTCGCCTTGGCTTCATCAACAAAACTCTCAATCTCATAAATCGTGGTTTGTATATTAGCCCTAGAGTAGGATGCTTCAGCGAGAGGGATATCAGTAGTCCCCTCTGGCCTACCCGCCTCCTTTCTGGGATCAGTCGCCTTATCACCAGCAGGGGCAATAACAGGAACGCCCCCCACTATAGGATTGTAATAACCTTTTTCCCTTTCCTCCACGAAGTCCTTTTGAGCACTGACAAGATCTTCTGAGTCGGGGAATCTCCCATTCTGGAACATTTCCATTCCTTGTTTGGGAGTAATGATTCCCAGCTCCATAAGCCTAGTAGAAGCCCTCATAAGCTGCACCTCATCTCTCATGTCAATATCTTTCATCTTCGCCTCAGGCCATGATCGGAAACCAAGGTCTTTAGCAATTCTTTTGATTTCGCGATTAAGAAAATCATTTAAAAACCCATAACGAGACTCTTGTAAACGATCAATAAAGATTTGAGCCTTTACCTGAGTAGAATTAAACTTCTCTTCCCCAACCACAATGTTTTGGAGACCTTGTTTAATGTCATCATTGAGTATCTGGTATTTTTCTGGCCCCAACACCAAATTAAGCTCTGGAATGATAAATTCCGCCTTAGTAGTATAATCGGAAACCAATACGCGCCCCACACTTTCATTTTTGAAAAGGTTCTGCATTGCCGCCATATTATTGGGGTTAATGCCTCCTTTATCTGGATCAGCCCCCATCGTTATAAGCAAAATAACATTTTCTACCGTGCGGGTAATAGCCTGATCCATTTTCTTCAATTCCAGTTTGGCATTAATGTCTTCCAAAACAGGGAATCCAAACGGGATGGCAAAAGGCTCATAATCCTGCTTCTTATAAAAAGAATAAGAAAGCCTCTTGGGATCTAAATCCATGTGGATGCCCACCCCAGAATAAGAACCGTCTCGTATCCTCCCCTGAACCTCGGGGTCGAGTCCTTGGAAAATAGCCAAATCTTCATCTGTTTGGGGGCTAGCGAGACGAGCTATTTCATATTCGGATAAAACTTTTTGGTAAGCCCCTCCATAAGTAAAAGTCGTGGCCCTTCTAGCTACAACATCAAAAGGATTGAGCAAAACATATCGAAGAGGAATTTTATTTGTAGAAGCATTTATGGACCCCACTTGGTTTATTAATTTCGCATAGTCTTCGGCTTTGAATTTTCCATCTATTCTATAAAGAAAGATATTGCCACTCCTGTAATATTCGCGGAAATACTGGTCTTTTAGGTTAATAATATTAACCCTCTTAAACCACTCGTAGAAAAACTCTCTGCTTTTGCGACTCCCACCCTCTAAATAAATATCAGTGTTGGTAAACTCCGACATTATATCTATAGCATTTCTAAAAACTGCTACATTTGCGTAAGCTTTTTGGCACAGCTCAATACCGTCTCTAGCCGTAACTCCATCAGAGGCATACTCATATGGGAGCATTCCTACTCTAATGCTAGAAAATCTATCTTTCGGGTTGTTGTAAGCCACCCTGTTGGTCCGCGATCCCTTAAAACCTTGATCGGTCATTGCTTGTCGCCGCGCCTTAGAAATATATTCATAGGAGGCAGTCGAAGTATAGAAGGGTTCTCCTAAAAGTTCGGGCGTCATCTCTTCTTTTGGGGGAAGAGAGGGGTGCTCATTGGCATCAAATTGGTTCCAATATTCTGAGCGTTTGGTATATTTTCTTTTAGCCATGGAATGTATTCCATATTACACCCCAAAGTTAACTTTCAACTTTTAAAAGTTAAGAAATGAACATTGGAGTAAAGGTAGTTTGGATATCAGCCACATCATCAGACATCATGTCATAAAAAACATTCATCGCCCAATTGCCTAAAACCAAGGCAGAATAGGAATCTTTGCGGGCCTTGCCAGCACCTGTTTGTTTTCTTAGATTCAAGGGAAGATCAAAACTTTGAGTTCCCTGTAAAGAAGTTGTGATTTGGACAAGGGCACATTGAACCTTAATTAAATCCATTATATCCTTCTGGTGTTCCACGAAATCAATCATTCTCGCGCCAACGGTGCCCTTTTCATTAGGATCGTTTTGAATAAATTTTAAATCTTTAATAGGGACTTTTGCCTTTCGCTGAATATGGTAGTCATCATTCATGGCTGCTCCCGCGAAAAATATCCGCTTGTGGTCAAAAGCTGCCTGTAGAGATTCATTTGCTATTCTAATCCACTGGGAAGTTGGCTTTCTTAAAAAGACAATGTTTTTTGCGCTAAGATTATATTGATGTTTTAATTTGCGAAGGTTTTTTTCGTAATCCTGAGCCTTATCTAATTCAGCCTCAATAACACCCAAGTGGATATTCAGTTTTTTAAAGATCTCGCTTTCATTACAGGAGTTGATAAATTGGACACCGCCATTGTAATCGCCTACGATTGCTACCACGTTGAAGTGAGTCAAAACAAAGGCTAAATACTTTATGTGGGTTTTTAAATTAGCTCCCGCCAAAGCATAGCCATGAACCACAGTCCCCTTCCTTGTGTCCCTATTAAGCTTGATAAGTAACATCGCAAAATCGTCAGAACTTTCACTTTCAGACCACGAAGGGTCAAAGGCTAAAATATATTCGTCTTTTGGATTACCATGTACCTCTACGCACTGACCCTCTCCATCTGGATGGGTGCAGCTGGCCATTTTACTGACCTTAAAGTAGCCCGAACTGTCATCTGTAAATATCGCTCCAAATTCCCTCTCAAATTGTGCATCGCTCATTGTAGCCTTAGATTGGCTAATCAGATTTTGATCATAAAGTTGCTCGGGCGCACAATCGTAACTAAAGTGCATAATGGTTCGATGTGCCCCGTCCTGCTTGTTCTCGTTAAGAATTAAAGCCTCGTATTGTTGATATATCTTGTAAAGGTATTCGAATTTGTAAGAAGCGGAGGACAAACCAATAATTTTGTTGCCCTGCCAAGTCCTTCGCTCCTCTTCTTTCATTTTACCCTTTTCGATCAGCTGGGTTTCCAAATCATAAACCTCTTGGCGCTCAGTAGGGTTCTCCACCACGGACAAGAAAGGGATAATAACCTCGTTATAAATCTTTTCAGGCATCAAAAGCAATTCGTCAATAATTATGCGCTGGAAACGGAAACCCCTAAGTTTTTCACCGTCCCCAAGAGGAAGGGCGCGAATACTACTTCGACCAATTTCCATCACCCACTCATCATTCATTCTAGAAACCCTAGTTATGCATTGAGAAAAAAAGGTGGCCTTGGGGCTTTTAGATATGTCTTCTATTTTTTTGAAGATCATTTTTGACTGTCTGAAAGACTTAGACAAAATACCTATCTGGACACCTTGGTTCAGAATAGCGTCTAGAAGCGCGAAAACACCCGTAGAAAAGCTTTTAGACATTCCTCGACTCCAGATGCCCAAAAAGTAGTCAGAGTCCATCATAGCCTTAATAGCCATGTGCTGAAAAGGGAATAGCTTAACACCAGTAAACAATTCACAAGCAAAGGAAGGATTTTCCCTCAGAAACTTATAAAGCAAAATCTTCGCCTCAGTTTCCTCTAAATATCCCTCTTCGCCTAGAATTAACTGGTTTATATCCTTGAACTCTCGACTTAGTTTTTGTTTTCCTTCTATCCACGCCATAATCTTTAATTTGTTTATCCCAAAAGTATTGAACGTCTACTTTCCAGAGTTTCGTTCCTAAAACAAGAATCTTGGGCACAAGCTCTTCGCTTTTTTCTCGCGAGCCGCTAAATATAAACTGACAGCAATCAGAATACTCAGCTTGGATCTGTCTCATCATATGGTAGACATAATCAAGATTGAACTTTTTATACCCCCGCCTATTCTCCCCCTCCATGTCTCCGAAAGAGGTTTCCACTACCACAAATAAATAACACCCCAAAGACTTGCATCTTTTAAGTTCTTTTACAAATCGGTTATAACTGTGGGTTATAGTTGCACAGAAGTCCTGGTATGATTTCCTATCCACGAATGTATAGTCATATAAATCTCCCCCAACTCCGTAATCTCCCACATCCAACTTAAGGGACTCTGAATTCCTGAAAGACAAGGGCTTCTGCTCTCTTGTATCCACAAGGATAGTTGTTTTTGAGTAATCGTTTTTAAATTCACTTGGTAGCTGTCCTGCCAGCATCGGGACCATGCTTAACTCCTTACAGGCTTTGGCATAGCTTCCGAAAACCTTCTTGCATACGTCTATATCGGGAATTTCTGCTGTTTGCAAATAAACGGAGGGTGGTCCTCCTTTTAGTTTCTTGTCTTCTTTTTTTTGTCCTAGGGTTTTTATTATGTATTCTTTGACTTCTTCGTAAGGTGCCTTGTCGCACCATTTTTCCATATTGTCCTTATTGAGAAAGTCAGCAGCGAAATACTGATCGTATTTTTTAAATGGGAGAAGCTCTTGTGTTAGTTTATCTCTTCGTGCGAAATACTCCACATAGTAATCCCCGAGAAACTTCCCGTGTTTTTTTATATGTGCGTGGAGACTCCTTAAAGAATCAAATGAATCCCCACACTCTTTGCAATCATAAGACATCTTGTTGACCAATTCCTAAAACTCTTGCTTTCCACTCTGCCATTCCCTCTAATCTTTCGGCTTCTTGCTTTACTGCTTCTTTTTGCATCTCTGCTATCCTTATCATCGTTTTTCTTTCCTCTTCCTCTTGGAAAAGGTGGACGATAGAGAGAAACGAAGCGTTTTCTTTGTGCATTTTCTTCATTCGCTCGCCACGGTCACCCTGAAGTTTTTTCGTAAGGTTTTCGATGCGAGTTTCGCACTGATGATACTCCGAACTCTTTGCTTTGATGATTTCAGCAAGACGTATAGACATTTCCGCCTGTTCGTCAGCCTCATCAAACATGTTATTTAATTTATTAAGGTTGCCGCTAATTACCTCCAAATTAATCACCTCCTTGCAGACATTTAAATACAAATTAATCTCATCCGCCGTCAAATCAGGTTTGTCCCAAGTCAAACGAATGAACTCATGCTCGAACAACACCCTGTCCCCTTCATTAAGGTAGTTGTTAATGATTTTAAGAAATCTAGAATTCGACAGATTTACCATAAGCCTTTCAACACAAATTTGTTTTTGTCTGTTGATTTTTGCCTCTTCTAATCCAATTCCAGTAGCATCATTGATTTTTTTGATGATTCGGGAAACAGCCTTCGGTGGAATGTATGAAGTCAATGCTCCGCTATCTTGAGATGGCATAATATCTGGATTTACTTCTCTAATTGTTGCGAGCACCGCTCTTTGTTCTGCGCTTAACGGCCCTACTTGGCGATCAGGAAAAACGATCCGCGCAATCCCCAAAGAAGAAAGGCCGTCTTTGGCCTGATCAAGAATAAAATCCTTTTGCTCTTGGGTAAACTCAACTGCCTCGACAGGAAGCTTCTCCCTCGTCCTATATTCTATAGAATTATCGGCCAAGAATTTTCTTACTGCTCTCCCCTCCTTCGAACGACCGTCTAAATCACTCCTATTGAAACACTGTCTCGTTAAGTCGATTAAATCTGGAATCCGAGCGGCGTTTTCTCGCAAAAAATCCTTCTGTTCTTTACTCAGGTCCATCTTTTATAATATCTTGCTCTTTTAAGATTTCTAAAGCTAACTCTAGGAACTTTTTCTTAAGGTTTTTAACTTGGCGGTATCCTAGCTTGCTTTTTTGGGGTGATATCTTATATCCCATAAAACGGGCCACATCCTCCTCGGTCTTGTCCTCAAAATACAACATGCGGTAGGCAACGTAGTGATTATTGCTCAACTTGATCTCCATATAAAAATTAAGCTTTTTCAGAGAAGAACCAAAATCAAAATCCTCATACGGCCTACCCTGCACCTCCTTTGGAAAGTCCTCGGTAGATAGAGGCGTTTTTAACTCTAGCCCTGATTTCTTGGATTTTTCCCATTTCAAATATGATGTGCAGGTAGAGTCTTGTTTTCTGCTCTTTGTCAAAGAACAACCCTCCCCTAACGCAAACTTACAATTAGAACAGGGCCTCACATAATTTCCATAATGATTTCTTATCAGGTTCCGCATCTGATTAGAAATAATACGTCCTATCCACGGTTCCAGTGGACGCTCTTGATCCCACATATGCCACTTTTTGGATATGTGTAGTTTTATTATCTGAGCTACGTCTTCAAAGTCGAACCACTTAACAGCATTTAGCCTCCACTTATACTGCTGCTTTTTTATGGCGACATCTATGATGTCCGAAAAATCTTCGTAGGTATATTCACCTTTCTTTTTTCTTTTCATCAATAAATTCATTAACTGAGAGAGCCCTTTTGCTCTTTTGGTAATCGGGAGGGGTTTGCTCCCCAATTAATGAACCTAAAGTTACAGAACGTTGTCCCGCGCTATATTCAACTTGAAAATCAGAAATATGAGGAACAGATGTTGCGTCTGTTTCATTCTCTGATATAACTACTGACTTTTCAACCGTAGACGCCGCCGCAGCAATATTAGTTGTTGCACTCATGTTTAATTGCTGTCCGCACTTTCCACAAAAATTTGGCTTTGCATGACTGTAAGAAAGCTTGCCTCCGCAGCTATGACAAAATAGATGGCTCATTATTATTTTATATGTTATTTAGGGTTTTTTTCTAAAATAAACAAGATCCTAGTCCTGTGAGTATAGAAGCTGTTCGCCGCTGTCGCGTTGACGTTTGCTCTTGATTATATACATATGATATTACACAGGTTTGTATGTTTCTAATTTAGAAATGATAAATTTTAAAATTTTGCTACGCACAATGTCGTTACGGTTAAACCTAAAGGAGTGAATGCCATTCTCAATAGAGTCTTCATCCCCAAACAAATCAAACATCTCACCAAACCCCGTTTTCCCATTAATATCACTTTGCATAAAGTCTCCGCTTATAATCAGCTTGCTTTCTTCACCGATACGGGTAACTAACGTAGTCAATTCTTTGAAGGTGAAGTTCTGAGCCTCATCTGCTACAATTAACTTGTTGTTCCAGTTCGCTCCACGAAGAAAGTTTATCGGGATCGCTGAAATACGCCCTTGTTGTTTGAGAAAGGCTGTGTCGCCCTCAAAAACGATTTCATCCAACTTATCATACAGGGGCATCGAAAAAGGATCAAACTTATCCGTTATGTCTCCAGGAAGACTCCCTAGCCCCTTGTCTGCACTTTCTGCAATACTCCGCACATATAATAGCTCCTTATTGGCGTCCTCTGCTAAAAGTCTCAAACACCCATAAAGGGACATGTATGTTTTACTCGATCCCGCTGGCCCCGCCACAAAAAGAACTTTAACGGTGGGGTTTAAAAGAGTGCTCAGAAATTTCTTCTGTTTTGGGGTAAACTTGAACTTCCTCTCTTTAAATTTGATGGAGTGATGAAAATGCGGCGTTAACTCAATATTAGACAAGTCTTTACGTGCCATTATAGATATTTACACGTAAACTACAATTTAACCTGTTTTATTGTCGCTTGGGTAGAAACAGTGTCCCCACCTGCAACCCCATAGCTCTCCGTCAGAACCCGCGCTCCTGCGGGGAAATTAATTAA